GGAGAGATCTTTTGGATCTAGAATGTGATGAAGATGTACATGTTAGCATCAAAGACTACACTGATCTCTTCTAGTGTGCCAGTTTGGAGATTGGATCTTATTCTCAATTAGAAGATCTTATTGATTCTCAATAGTAGTACTCTTATTGAGAATGGCAATATTACTGTGCCAATTGCGGAAGTGTCACAAGACCCCTTGATTAATGCCACCAGGTGGGTTATGTTTACCTTGTCGATCGGAATTCTTGTTCATGTGTGGTCCTGCTTTTGAGTATACCAGAGAAGATTTCCTGAATGATGCTTCCCCCGAAGAATGGGCAGCATGGGAGAAGAATGCTGCCGAACTTGAAGTGCCTCTGGATTACTACATCGAAGAGTTTGTATAAGAAACTCTTGTGCCAGTTGGGAAAGTGGCACACACCCCCTTGTGTTGACCCCCCATCCCGTGTATTGTACTTCTGTCGTTCGGAACTGAACCATGTTTGATGAACTTTGGAGTGAGATTCAGGACATGCCTGGAGAGATCTTTGACATGGACATTCCTGAACTCAAAGATGAAAAGTTCGATGTGAATGAGTATCTGAACGGAAACATTGATTACTGAATCTATCATGAATGACGCTGTTGGTAAGCACGCAGTCAAAGAGTTCTTTACTGCATCTGAATGGGATTTGATCTTCAATCTTGTTTCTAACAATGTTCAATTCTGTGAAGATGAAGAACAGGATCCTGTAGAGGATTACTACTCTATCGCAGACAAGATCACCGCACTTTTTAATATGTGACACTTGGCAGAGTGTCCACCAGGACCCCCAAACCGTCCGACCCTGTGCCTATAATGACTGCATGACTTACGAAATCCTCTGCCCCTCTGCCCCTGAGCAGAATGAGACCACGACCGACCTGGATCGTGCCATGCTGATCTGCCTGGACCTCTCTGAAGAGTTCGGGTACGCTGAGATCCGTGACTGCTTCGGCAACATCGTCGGAGACTACGGGGATCCTTCCACCTTCCTGTGACAGTTGAGAGGGTGTCCACTCCCTCTTGACTTTCCCCCCGATCCGTCCCATACTACCTTTGTTCGCACCTCACAGACTCATGCGTAAGATCGAACGCGAAATGAACGTTGCCATTCTTAACAACCAGGACTGGCAGAAAGACAACACCAAAGTTACCTTTGACCCTGAAACTAACGAGTCTAAAGTGTATCTGTACGGCAACCACATCGCTACCATTGGTGATGACTTCGTTCAGATCTTCGACGGTGGGTATCAGTCTAACACCACCAAGTCCCGTCTGAATGCTATTCTTCGTGAGCACGGAATTGCAGGCGAATGTGTATTCCAAAAGAACTTCAATTGGTTCGTTCACAAGTTCATCGGGCAGGCAGGATCTTCTCCTGTGTTTAACTGCTACGATTTCCAAGATGGTTTCATGTTCGCATAAAGAATCGGGGGGCGATTGCCTCCCTTTTTTTATACTTTTTTATTATTATTTTTTGGCAGGTTCGGTGGCGATGGTTTTCGTCATCAGTGCTACCCCGCACCTCCTTCGCTTGTGCCCTTATTATAAGACCACATGGGGAGCGAAGCGGCTGCCTGTGTGCCACTTCGTGAGGTGTCCACCAAACCGCCACAGGACCCCCAGGCACCCTATACTACCTACATGAAGAACGCCCACCTCGAACACGCCGAAGATACCATCCTGACGGGGGACCTCTCCGTGCTGGATTGGTTCGTGACCCCTGGCACCCTGTCGGTGAAGATGGACGGTGCCCCCGCAATTGTATGGGGAACTGATCCTGCCACTGATACATTCTTCGTTGGCACTAAAGCAGTATTCAACAAAAAGAAGATTCGTATTGCCCACAGTCATGAGGAGATTGATCAATTCTATGATGGCAATGTTGCAGAGATCCTTCATGCTTGCTTTGATTATCTGCCTCGCTTGAGCACCATCTATCAGGCAGACTTCATCGGTTTCGGTGGACTTTCTGAGTACAAATCCAACCTGCTGACTTATCAGTTCCCTGAGATTGTCACGCAAAGTATCATCATCGCCCCTCACACTTGCTATTACGCTGAGAGCGATCTTCGTGATGCCGTAGCGTATCCTGACCGTGCAACCTGGGATGATACGGATCACATCAAGTTTGTGAAACCTGATGCATACATTGCTCATGGTCAATCGTCTTTTGCCGATGTAGAGGAAGTCTGTCAGTTTGCCCGTCAGATGGCAACCACTGCCACCTTTGTAACTGTTAAGGAAGCAGAGAAGATTAAGCAACAGATCAATGCCTGCATTCGTGCTGGTGAAGAAGTCAACCCCGACGACTTTGATTGTGATGCTAACCTGCTGCGTTTGTGGGCACTGGTGAAGTCTATCAAAGACGACTGCCTCTACCTGTGCCGCAATGATGGTCCCGCAGCATACCTCTACGGCAACAGAATCGATGCCGAAGGTTATGTGTTGACCAATGAGTTTGGTATGTTCAAACTGGTCAATCGTGAGGTCTTTTCTAACGCTAACTTCAACCACGGACGCTTTCAGTGTGCCAGTTGAGAAGGTGGCACACACCCTGTTGATTTGACCCGCAGGGGGTGCCATACTATGTTCATCGGGGGGAGGAAACGAACCCCACACACTTACAACGGGCAATCAAGTCCGAGGAGTACAAATGTCTACACTGAATCAATTCTTCATTGAGTGCCTGGATCTCAAGTATGCCAGCAATTCTCAAGACAATTCGCATCATGAGAACCAGGTTGAAGAACTTCTGAAAAAGTATAACCTGGAGTATGAAGCACAACCTAACGGAATTCAGAACTCTCCTGACTTTCGGGTACACTACAACGGCAAAACTTACGACATTGAGTGTAAGTCTTCTAAACAGGCATATCCTACCTACAATGGCGGATTGCCGAAGGAAGGTGTAGTTTATGTGTTCAGCAGTAAGAAGTACAATGAGACGACAGTTTTCTTCGCTGATGATGTAGTCAAAAAAAGCAAGCGTGAATTGTTTGCCTGCCTGATTGAGGAACTGAATGAAGTTCTGAAAAAGTATCAGGCAATGCCCGAATGGAATGATGATGAGCGGGGGTTTAACTTTTACATTCGCAACATGTTTACTCAGAGCGGAGGATGGACTCGGACTAATTACTTCAAGCACAAAGATCGCGGATTCTGTGAAGATCGTGTGGTGAACTTCAATTTCTGATGACAAAGAACTGGGTTCTGATTGTGGTTGCTTTGATGATCCTCTGGCAACCCCTCCAACCGATCCGCCATATGACAGCTGACGCACTGTCCCTTGCCGCCACATGGATCCGCGACTGACCCTGTAGAATACACTCACAACGCAACCCACCCCATGCGAATCGAAGTCCGTTACCAGACCCCCTACAACGCTTGCGAGTGGCGCTCCCAGTGGTTCCCCACCCTGGCAGAGGCAGAGCGTATGGTGGACTTCTACCGCTCCTGTGGATCCCCCGCCCATGTGGCACCTAGCAGTCTGGCACAGTTCGAACGCTGATCCCCTCCTGACCCCTTATACTGATTTCAGTTCAGACAACCACCGATGAATCACTACCTTGCTGCCGCTCTCCTGATGATCGTCGCCATCGGTTTCCCCATGATGTGTGCCGCCTTGGGCATGAAGGTCAACACCCGCAACGGATGGTGGGACTGACCCCCTGACCTGCTACAATACACTCACACGCAACCACCCATGAACGCTCTCACCTCCATGATCCCCGAAACCGAAACCTACAACGGATGGGCAAACTGGGCAACCTGGAATGTCGCCCTGTGGTTGGGCAACGATGAGACCCTTTACAAGGTCGCCCGTCAGTATGACTCCTACGATCGCCTGATCCCCCGCCTGGAATCTCAGTTCGGGCAGATGACCCCTGACGGCGCTCGCTGGATGGACCCTACCATTGACACCGACGCCCTGGATGAAATGCTGGCCGATTTCTGAACTGGCACAGGGGGGACAGAACCCCCCACCTGACCCCTTATACTGATTCAGTCAACACACAACACCATGACCCACGACCTCGCTACCGCCCTCCTGAATCGTGCCGACACCGGTGCTCAACTCCTGGAGATCCTGGAGAGCATCGCCACCGATGAACAGGAAGGCACCGCCACCGACTTTGACGGAACCCCCATCATCTGGTAGGATACCGCCATGGCATCCCCGATCAAAGTTCGTGACGCCCGCCGCTTGATTCAAAAGGCAGGCGGCGTCATTCGGTCGGGTGGCAGTCACGACAAAGTGACCCACCCGAACCTACCCCAGACCTTCCACCTTCCCACCCATGGCAGCAAAGGACGACCCACTCTCTCCCCTGGCATGTCCCATGAATTTCTAAAATTTCATGCCGCCATGCTCGCCGCCAAAGCGTCCTGATCTGCTACAATACTCTCATCCGCAACGGACCCCCATGATCCTCTCCCAGTCTTCCGACCTCCGTACCCGTCAGATCGTTTGGACTGCCCGTGGCAATGATGACTCCGCCATGGGGTCGCGCCTTCAGCCCCAGTTGGGCATCTCTGCCTATGCCATCGCTGGTCAGTTCGCTGATGTCTGGCGTGATGAGGCACAGGAGGCACTGCCTACCTGGTGACCCCTGTTCGTTCGTGACCCAGCAGTGCCCCCGTTCTTATGCGGTTCGGGGGTCGCCCCCGTATATAAAACCACTGGGTCCCTGTAACCTACAAAGTGTTACGGACGCGAGAGAACTATAAAGTCATATATAAAACAAAAAACATAATTCATAGTCTCAAAATGAAAAAAAATCCCGGAGAAAATTTTACGACTGTAGAGGTTGATCCAATAACTGGTGAATATTATGTAACGATCCCAGAATGGATTCTAAATGATTTTGGATGGTACGAAGGCACCACAGTAAACATGGAAGTAGATGGAGACTGTATTGTAATCACAGAGGTAAAAGAGGACACTTGACGAAGGACTACATAG